TATCGCTTTTTCTCAGAAGGAAGTACTTTGTGGCTTTTAGAAAATGGAGATTTTAGCAAGTCTGTAATTCTAGGGTATATATGGAAAAGCGAAAATAAGCTTCGCTTCTTATATAAAGGAAGCTCAAAAGAGTTAAATGCCTCTACCATAAAAGAGGCAAAAATGCAGTATCCCTTCACAGGAGATGCAATTACTTCTCAAATATATCTTTCTAAAAGTAATGTAGCTGCTTATGCAGAAAAGGATGTGCTTGCATTTTCTTTTTCTGAAGCCATACTTACTGATACTAGCTCTACTTTCTCTTTAGTATTTAAAAGAGGAGATAAGGGCGGGGATGATTACTTCAATACAAGGGGTAATGACCTATATGCTAAGGGAGAATACAACCCCTATGATGCACTTACAGCCCCTAACTTTGTCATCCCTAAAACAAAGCGAAACGTAGAGTTTATTATAGGAGATTGGAGCGATACCTTAGCTAATAAGCCCTTTAGTACAGGTATGAGTTACTCAGGTGGTTATGCAAACATAAAAGGGACGATAACACAAACACCTACTAAGTTTTCAGCAGGAAGTAGAGGGAATTACATAGCAAGCCTTTGGATTTATAAAAAAGATACTTACCTTGTAATGAAGGCTTCAGCACAATCAACAGAGAATGAGAGAGAGTTTATGGACTTAACTCTAACTGGTGTTTCACTTTCTTACTTTTAAAGGAGGGATAAATGGAGTTATATAACTTAAAGGATGACCTTGTAGCAGAGACCCCTTATATCATAACGAATAAGGGTACGCTTTATACAAAGTTTTTAGATGATAAAGAGCTAAAAGAGCTAGGGTATCTAAAAGTAATCTATAAGGATTATCCAACAAACACAGATGAGTTTAAAAAGGTGGTGCAGACTAGTGAAGTCAAAGGAGACACTTACGTAATATCTTATGAGATAGTAAGCAAGAACCTAGAGGAACTTACAGCACTCTTTAAAGAAAAGACACAAGAGCTCCTAGATGCTAAAGCAAGAGAGAAAGGATACGATGACATTCTCTCTGCTTGCTCTTATGCAGGCTATGACAATGACTTTAGAGCAGAAGGAGAAGCCTTTGGTATATGGAGAGCTAAGGTATGGAAGTATGGCTATGGCTTGCTAAATGCTATTGCTGAGGGTAAGCATAAGATGCCTAAGAGTTTTGATGAGATTTTAACAGAGATGCCAACACTTGAGGAGGTGCGTAATGGCTGAGAAGTTACAAAGAATAGTAGTTAAGCCCTTTGGTAAGGATAACTTTGAGACAGCTAGTCCGTTTAAGTATAAAGACATAGACATACCTGTGGGCTACATAACAGATGGTGCAAGTATCCCTAGAATATTTTGGTGGATGTTTGAGCCTTATAGCCCTGAGTATCTAACAGCTTCTGTGATACACGATTACTTAACAGATGATGCATTAAGACTTTATATAAAGCTAGGTAACAATAGTGATTTTAAAGTAGCTGATGATACCTTTAGGGAGCTCTTAGAACTTCTAGGGGTATCTAAATGGAAGATACTGCTTTTCTATTACAGCGTGAGAGCCTATCACATAATCAAATATGGGAGAGATACAAGTGCTAAGTCCTAGTTTATATCTTAGTGGATTTCTATTGCTTACTACGCTCTTTCTAGGGTATAGGTATCAAAGCCTAGACAATGAGCTGAGTGTCACAAAGGAGAGATTGAGTGCTAGCGATAAGATGAACCAAAAGTTAAAAGATGAGATAAACGAACAAGATAGGCTCATAAATCTCAAACTAGAAGCAATAGAGAAAGCCAGCAAACAAAGGCAAGTAATAGAGATAAAAGCAAATAAAGTCAAAGAAAGGGTGCAAAATGAGGACAAAAAGGATATGTCTAATGCTCTTGACATCAGTGTTTCTTATGTGCTTGACGGGTTGCGAAAGCAAGCAGGTAGTGCTAAATAAGTATGACAAGATACCAAGCTATCTGCTCGAAACCCCTATGATAGCAGATAGAAATGTAACAAACCAAAGCGAAGCAGGGGTGTTACTAATAGATGTTTATAGTGGGTATGAGAAGTGTATAGGGCAGCTAGAGGATATAAAAAAGTATGAAAGGAACAGGGATGGACGGCAATAATGTAGGACAAATCCTAGACTTTGCTTTAAAAGCGGATAAGCTAGGGGTTGTGGGTATATTAATCTTGGTTGTCTTTGTGCTAGTTGGGTTTTGTGTATATACCATTAAGTCTCTTAAAGAGCCTATGCACCAACTAGCTGAAAACGGAAGAGTAAGTAATGAGCTATTTAAACAAGCTTTGGATTATTCAAGGGATTTAAATAGTGAAATCAGAAGTGACCTAAAGGACATCAAAACAAAGACAGATAGTATTCACGATTGCTGTAAAGAGGTCAGGTTTAATCAAGGTAGTAACATCTCTTATCAAGCAGTAGTACCACCAATGGTTAGACAAAGAAGAAGCATTGAGGAGGATGATGATAAATGGTTAAACTAGATGATAGTAAGAGAACAAGGTGTGTTATCTATACTAGGGTTATGGGTTATCACAGACCAATAGAGAGCTTTAATCTTGGTAAGAAAGGGGAGCATAAAGAGAGAGTAAAGTTTAAGGAGAGAGCTAATGTCTAACTTCAAAGAAGCTATGGCACTCTTAGAGACCTTAGAGTTTAACTCCCCTTCTAATATACTTCATAAGAACTCTAATGAAAAGGATGTAACCTTTTATGGTATCTACAAATACGCACACCCATCTTGGATAGGCTGGGATAAAGTAAGTAGGGCTATAGAAGCCACAGGAAACCTAGAGAGAGCTAGCGTTATCTTATCAAAAGATGAAGAGCTAAAAGCACAGGTCTATAAGTTTTATAAGGCTGAGTTTTGGGATGTTATGAAGCTAGACTATATTAACGATAACATAAAGGCAAACGAGATGTTTATCTTTGGTGTTAATGCAGGTCATCATAACGCTATCAAAGCAGCTCAAAAGCTTGTAGGGGTAAGTGTCGATGGTGTCATAGGAGAAAAGACTATAAAGGCTATAAATGACTATGATACGCTAGCTTTTGACTTGGGTTATGATAGACTAGAAGTTGCCTATTATCAATCACTTATTGAGAAAAACCCTAGCCTTGCTATAAACGAAAGAGGATGGATAAGGAGAGCAAAAGCAGTATGAATGAAGCAAAAGAGAGAATACAAGGTCTATTCATAGACATAATGGAGCTAACTCTAAAAGACACCATTGATAAGCTAAAGAGAGGCGAAGCAGACAGCAAGGACATAAGAAATGCTATAACACTCCTAAAGGATAATGGCTTTACCTTAAGAGACCTTGACGTTGCTAAAGACCCTAATGAGTTTCTTGCAGAGTTAGCACAGAATATGCCAAGACTACCTAAGCTAAACAAATATGGAGAAATCATAGCAGAGCCTGAGGAGATAGTGGATGGAGAGTGATATTGAACGTATAAAGGGAGACTTTAAGCAGTTTCTCTTTATAGTGTGGAAGCACCTTAACCTACCCAATCCAACTCCAGTGCAGTTTCAAATAGCTGATTACCTTCAAGAGCCTGATATAAAAAGAAAGATTATAGAGGGCTTTAGGGGTATAGGTAAGTCTTGGATTACCTCAAGCTTTGTGTGTTGGTTGCTACTTCGCGACCCACAAGCTAAGGTATTAGTTGTCTCAGCCTCTAAACAAAGGGCTGATGACTTTAGTGTATTTACACAAAGATTAATATGTGAGCTACCACTGCTTCAACATCTCATACCTACAAGCGACCAAAGGCAATCTAAAGTAGCCTTCGATGTAGCCCCTGCATTAGCTAGTCACGCTCCGAGCGTTAAGTCATTAGGTATAACATCAATGCTTACAGGCTCACGTGCTGACTACATTATAGCAGATGACGTCGAAGTACCTAATAACTCAGCCACAGCAGACCTAAGAGAGAAGCTTCTTAAAGCTGTAAAAGAGTTTGAGGCTATCTTAACACCAAAGGAGACCTCTCAAATAATCTATCTAGGTACTCCACAAACTGAAGAGAGTATCTACAACAAGCTAAGGGCTACTGGGTTTCATTGCAGGGTTTGGACTGCTGAGATACCTCAAAAGGATACCTATAATGGTGCATTAGCTCCTAGCATTGAAGAGATGATAGAAAGAGGAGAGCCAGCAGGAACTCCAACAGACCCTAAGAGATTTACAAGAGATGACCTAAATGAGCGTAAGCTCTCTTATGGCAGAAGTGGATATGCTCTTCAGTATATGCTAGATACTAGCTTAAGTGATAGTGAGAGATACCCACTTAAGACAGGGGATTTGGTAGTTACTAACTTGCCTTATGATAAAGCTCCTATTAACCTTAGCTATGGTAGCGCTAAAGAACAGATAATAAGAGAGCTACCTAATGTTGGTTTTGAGGGAGATAGATGGTTTTATCCTATGTTTTGTGATAGTGAGTATGCTCCTTATACTGGCTCAGTAATGGCTATTGACCCTAGTGGTAGAGGTGGAGACGAAACAGGATATGCAGTAGTTAAACACCTACACGGAAGGTTATTCGTTACAGCTTGTGGTGGTCTTACAGGTGGTTATAGTGAAGAGACACTTATAAAGTTAGCAACAATAGCTAAAGAGAACAATGTAAATGAGATATTAGTAGAAAGTAACTTTGGAGATGGTATGTATGTAGAGCTTCTTAAGCCTGTGTTAAATACTATCTATCAATGTGCTGTCTCAGAGGTATCTCATTCAACCCAAAAAGAGAAGCGTATCATAGACACCCTTGAGCCAGTCCTAAACGCTCATAAGCTTGTCTTTGACTATAAGGCTGTTAAAGAGGATTTAAAGCCATTTCTTGATGGCTCTTATGATGATAGCAGGTTTGTGTATAGTCTATTCTATCAACTCACTCACATAACAAAAGATAGAGGCTCTTTAAGGCACGATGACCGCCTTGATGCACTAGCTATGGCAGTAGCTTATTGGCAAAAGCAAGTTGGAGCTGACCCTAAGAAACTCCTAAGGAACTATCAAGAACGCATTGATAACAAGCTACTTGATGAGTACTTAGCTGAGCTTAATATGAGTAAGAGAGAAAGAACAAAGTTTAGGAAGTTTATATAGTAAAGTTAAGGGAGAGGCTAACTGCTTTCTCCCTTTTTAGTCGAGAACATTCATAAAGGGGTCTAGGAGCTTCTACAATCAACGAACGACATTAGGGTAGTATGATTACCTTTTGAAAGGCGAACGTTTAACCTAGAGCCTCCTAGATAGCTTTATGAACGTTTATGATTTCTTAGCCTATTTAAAGGGTCATTTTTAGATATAGCCTAAAAATGGTCTTTAGAAATGTTAAGGCTCATAAAGGGGTCTAGGAGCTTCTATAATCAACGAACGCTTTTAGACGATAGATTATACCTCTAGTAACCCTTTCGTTTAACCTAGAGCCTCCTAGACCCCTTAGAATTGATTTTCTATTTGTTATTCATATAATCAAATCTAGGCTCAGTAAAAGGGAGTATATAATCCATATCAGCCACAGAGAAACGAGGAGCTGGCTTAGGGGGCTTAAACTCTCTCTTTATAAGTGTCCTATCCACTCTTAATCCTGCTGCTGTATAGACCTTTGCCTTTGTACTTAGAGAGCCAAAGTTTCTTAGGGCTTCTTTAACATTCTTACCTAGAAGCTTGATACTCATCAAGACTATTTCGTCTCCCCTTACTAGGTCTTGCATTAGATAGTGCAAGTTGTCCTGAGTGATAGGTACTGTGTAAGTGTGTTTCATAATAAGTGAATTATAATATAATTATGCTTAAAATATACTAAAAATATATTAATAATGTATTGTTTTATGT